CAGGTGCCACTAACACTTCGCCAATGACTTCGGTTAATACCTATAACACTGGTTCTGGTATGGGTACTTTCCAGGCTGAGGCTCTCGGCACTGACGGTAACACTGCTTTCCCACAGATGGCATTCTCGATCGAGAAAGTTACTGTGACTGCTAACACTCGTGCTCTGAAAGCTGAGTACACTATGGAATTGGCTCAGGATCTTAAAGCCATCCATGGTCTCGACGCTGAAACTGAGCTCGCTAACATTCTTTCGGCTGAGATTCTTGCAGAAATCAACCGTGAAGTTGTTCGTACTATCAACATCACTGCCGTTGCTGGTGCCCAGACTGACACTACCACTCCTGGTGTGTTCGATCTTGACACTGACTCAAACGGTCGTTGGTCGGTTGAGAAGTTCAAGGGTCTGATGTTCCAGCTGGAGCGTGAAGCTAACCAGATTGCTAAGCAGACTCGTCGTGGTAAAGGTAACATCGTTATCTGCTCTTCGGACGTTGCTTCCGCTCTGCAGATGGCTGGTGTTCTTGACTACACTCCTGCTCTTAACTCGAACAACCTGCAGGTTGACGACACTGGCAACACTTTCGCTGGTGTTCTTAATGGTCGCCTGAAAGTTTACATCGATCCTTATGCTCTCGGCGGTAACTACCTGACTGTTGGCTATAAGGGTTCGTCAGCTTTCGACGCTGGTCTGTTCTACTGCCCATACGTTCCACTGCAGATGGTTCGTGCTGTTGACCAGTCTTCATTCCAGCCTAAGATTGGCTTTAAGACTCGTTACGGCATGGTTGCTAATCCATTCGCTCAGGGTCTGGTTAAGGGTAACGGCGCTCTTGCGTTCAACACTAACGTCTACTATCGTCGCGTCATAGTCAACAATTTGATGTGAAATAAACTTTTTTTCAGGTTATTTACTAATACTCTGACTAAATATATCCAGGGGCTTCGGCTCCTGGATATTTCTTTATAAGAGGTCAGAATGGAAAAATATGGTTTTGTATATATTTGGTATGATAAAAAACATAAAAGGTATTATGTTGGTTGTCATTGGGGAAATGTTGATGATGGTTATATATGTTCGTCTAACTGGATGAAACAATCATATCTACGTCGTCCTCAGGATTTCAAAAGACGTATACTGAAAACAGAACTTACCAGAGAGCAGATGTATATTGAAGAACAGTATTACTTAGAGATGATGAAGCCAGAAGAGAAAAAAGTTAGATATTATAACTTAAAAACCACAAAAGATAATCTTTGGCATCAATATCCGGATTCAGTAATAACTATTGGTCAGAAAATCTCTTTCAAGAAAAAAGGCAAATCTACAGGTCCATGTAGTCCAGAAAAAGCTAAAGCTATCTCTGAAGCAAAAAAGAAAGCATTTGCTGAACGTGGTGGTATGTCAGAAGAGCATAAAGAAGCACTAAGAGGAATAAAGAAAAAACCACACACTGACGATTGGAAAGACCAAAACTCAGAGAGAATGAAAGAACAATGGTCAGACCCTAATAGTAAAAGAAGATTAGCCGTATCTGCTGCATCTAAGAAAAGATGGGCTGAATATCGAAAAAATAAAGAAACCCTAAATACGATTGTAAGAATCCCATAAACAAGGGGACAAGAAACTAGAAGGGGAGCACATTGCTCCCCTTTTTTATTAAGAGGAGAGAAAAATGGGATATTGTAGTTTAAACTTTACTTTATCACAACCACATAAATATGCACCTGACGCTATGGTGACACCTTTTGTTGTTAAATACGATGGAGATGTCAATGATCCTGGTCCACATTCTTTGAGAGGTGAAGGTCAGTCATGTGTCGGTCAACATGAAAATTCTATATCAGCAACAATGACACCTCAACATTATTCTCCAGTGACATTCAAGATGACTGCTCTTGATACACAAATTCCAACAATTGAGATTTCTGGTAAAGATGGTTTCTTAAAATCAGTTAAAATAGACGTTGAGGGGTTTACGGAGTTTATGATTGAGGATTTCAGATATATTGTTGAGCATCATGCAGATAATAATTTTGTTATGTTAATCGTTTATATCAACTCTCATCAATACAAATAAGGGAGGATACAACATGACTTCAGGTAATGTTCATTATCCATCAAGAGCCACTGTATATCTGTCACAGCCTAGTCAATATGGTAATTATAAGTTTGAATTTCTGAAACCAGAATCTATAAGTGAAGATCCACCAATATATAAAATTGTTGAAGTTACTTCTAATTCTGTTGGTTATATAGAGTCAACATACGGTAGAACATATCTTGATAAAACCCAACCAGTGCCTGAATGGTATATTGGATCATGGGTTAATATTGGTATTCCAAATGCCACTGGTTCATATGATTGGGTCGGTTTTCAGTTTGATAACTATGGTGATTTTATACCAAAATCTCATGCTCTTTTTATTGTCGGTAAATCGAGTTTGAAATGTCCAGAAGACCCAGATATTAGATGGGATGGTTCTGTGTTTCCTAGTACTAATATGTATAGAGAATATAATAAATTTAATAATCTTATTAGAGTCGAAAGACTTGACGATGACAAAACAGATTCTAGTGCTGTCTATAACATCTATATAAACGCTCATGAATTAAGATAAGAATCGGGAGCTACGGCTGGCTCCCTTTCAAATCAATATAAATACTAAGAATGTTTGTTTAAGAGGAAGAGATATGAAAGCATTTGTTGACTTTATTGTTGAAGAAAAGAAAGATCCAAATTCTGACACTTTTCACGCTTTTGATATCGACGATACTTTATTTCATCACGACAACAATAAATTGCGTATTCATGTAAAAGACGCAAATGGTCATAGAGTTAGAACTTTAACTACAAAAGAATATGCGAATCATAAAGCTGAACCAGGTCATACCTACGATTTTACTGAGTTCAAATCAGCCGATACTTTCAAAAAGTCAGCCAAGCCTATCCGTAAGATGATCGCCAAGTTAAAGGCAATTCATAAAAATAATAAGAACGTAGAGCTCCTAACTGCAAGATCAGACCTTGACGACAAGGATAAATTCGGGCATTATATGAAACAGTTCGGTATAGATACCAACGAGATTCATGTCCGTAGAGCAGGAAACCATGAAGAGATACCTGGTCATGTGTCAAAGGCGATGATTATGCATGATTTAATAAATAAGAATGGATATAATAAAGTTCATTTATACGATGATTCAACTAAGAATCTGGACGAATTTCTGAGACTGAAAAAGAAACATCCAGAAGTAGAGTTTCATGCTCATCATGTGCAACACGATCCTGAAACTGACAGGGTTGTCGTAACTACAAGGAAAGTATAATGTTACGTTTTTCGGAATATTTGCCTGAAGCCAGAAAAGCTGCAAAAGAATTAAAGAATGTAGAAGATGCCAAAGGAAAACTTTTTGAGATCCTTGCTGGTTCTTATTTGTTGCATGGCAAACATCCAAAAACTGGCATGCCAAATAAATTCTTAGAACATTATAGAGATGAAGATGGATTCAGACCTGAAGAAGTTCATGATAAAATTAAATCATTTCTTCAGAAGAAGTCTCCTGGATTATATGAACAAATTGTTGGTCATTCACATGATGCTGCTCAACATTTAACTAATGAACTTAGACAAAGAGGAATGGGCACAATCAACAATCTTGCATGGACATCGCAAAAAGGCGATCATGAAAGATTCACTGGAGTTGACGATCCTAATTCTGATGCTGATCTTATGGCAAAGGGTTCAAACGAAAGAAACGAGCAATTGGATCCATTGGGTCTTAGTATGAAATATGGTAAACAGAAAGACCCTAATTTAAGAGGTAATGGTCTTGATGCTCTTGAGCAATTGGCTGGTTTGAAAAAAGGAGATCTTGAAGGTCTCAGAGAAAAACATTACGATCATATCAGAAGTCATGGAATTGGCACTGGAATATCTGGAGATGCTGAATACAAAGCATTATCAGCAAAAGAACATCCAATAGCAAAATCTATTGATGATCATGCTTTGCAAACACAACAAGAAATGTCAAAGAGATTCAGTAATGGTCTTGGTAAACTTTCTTCGGAAGATTTAAGAACAGCAATTAAGAAAATTATTGCTCCAGAAACAAAATATCAACATTTAAGACATCACACTCAAGTTAATAATGATGGTTCTGCAAATCATGAAACGCATGACGTTCAGGATCATGCAAATAAAACTTTGGGAGATTATGAAGAATTTAGAGTAAGACCACATTCTGGCGGTATTTCTACTGTTATTGAAGGAAGAAGAAAAGGTGCTGATAATTTCGAAACAGCGATGCAAATCGGTATGAAAAAATCAAGAACATTTTCTGGTCGTGGATTCAACTCATTCACAAAAGCTCCAATGTTAAGACAAAACAGAAAAACAAAAGCATCAAAGAAACCTTCTATTGCTGATGTTCCTGTTAAAAAAGCTACACGAGCAAAAGCACAGCCAGTAGCTGCTCCTGTTCAACAAGTTGCAGCACCACCACCAGCGCCTGTGGCTGCAGATCCAGGAGGATTTGGTAAGTTCAGAGGTGAAGGACCAATAGAATTTCCAGCTGCTAAAAATTACGACCCACACCAGCATAAACAGTTTAGAGTTGATGAAGTTGGTGGACGTTCGTGGAGAGGTCCAGGAGAATAATATGTTAGACTTTAGAACATTTATCACAGAAGAAACAGAAGGTAAGAAGCTAAAACATCTTACTCATGTTGAAGATCATATCTTTGATGGACATGAAGGTGTTGGTAGGGCTGATGAACACCTAAGAGGATTGCATGATATTCTCATGGGTAAAAAAAATAATACATTCCATGTTTCTGACAAATACGATGGCGCTCCTTCAATTATATTTGGTCAACATCCAGAAAATGGTCAGTTCTTTGTATCAACTAAGTCTGCTCATAACAAGAACCCAAAAATAAATTACACTGAAGAAGACATCGATCGTAATCATGGTCATGCTCCTGGACTTGCAGCAAAACTAAAAGTTGCTCTTCAACATCTACCCAAGATTATGCCAAGAAATGGTGGTGTTTATCAGGGCGATCTTATGCATACTGAAGGCGATGCTAAAACAAAAGACGGTATGACTTCAGTAACACCGAACACTATTACATATGGCGCTCCTTCTGATTCTGAAGAAGGCAGAGCGATGCTTAGAAAATTAGGGGTTGTTGTTCACACTGAAAACGCTCTTAAAGATGCCAGACCATTATCCGATAAGAATCGTGCTGCATTTCGTCAGAGCTCCGATGTTAATAACATTGATCCAACAATGCAAATTAATCCAGAGAACTACACCGAAGATGAAAGAAAACAGTTTCTTGCTCACATGCATGCGGCCAGGAAAACCTACGCTTCAATGAAACCAGAAGCAATGGATGCTCTTGATGGACATTCAGTTCATTTACAGGGTCATATTAATAATATGATTAGAACAGATGGAACTCCTTCTGTTGATGGATATATACAGCATTTAACAGATAGACATAATAAAGATCTGGAAAAGACTAAAACTTCGGCTACTCGTGAACGTAAGGCGGCTGCACATGCTGCAGTTCTTGATCATATTATGCAGAACAGAGAGCATTTTGATAAGGCTCTACAGCTTCATAATCATTTGACTAATGCCAAGAATGTTCTGGTTAATGTTATGGAAAAGAATTCTCCATATGCTCATTCTATTGGAGATGAGCCGACTGGTAAAGAAGGCACAGTTATTGTAAATAAGAAAACAGGTGATGCTTCTAAGGCAAATAATAGAGCAGTATTTAACAGACTCAATGCATTAAAGGGAGCATTCTCTGCAAAGAAACAACCAGAGGCATTTGACGAAGAATGAAAAGATTTAGATATCATTTAAAAGAAGAAAAACGAGTTCCATGGCATATTACATTTGGCCGTGGTAACCCATTCCATGAAATGCATTCTCAACTTGGTCAGCATGTAAAGAATGCTGCTGATGAAGAAGGCGCTGGTCATACTGTAGTTCTGTCGGGAACACATGGTGATATTAAGAATCCACTAACGCCAGAACAGAAACTGAAACATGCTCAAAGAGCAATGCCAGGAGTGAATGTAGTTGTGGCAGATAAATCTGCTCCTACTCTTCTTCATCAGGCGGCTAATCTCCACAACAATGGTGTTACTGATCTGAATGTTCATGTTGGCTCGGATAGAGTTGACGAGTTCCAGAATCTATTGAACAAATATAATGGAGATCATGAAAAGGCTCTTTATAACTTTAAGAATATCAATGTTCTTCCATTCGGTAATGATCGTTCTGATGACGACGAAGGAGCAGCTGGATTCTCTGCATCAAAAATGAGATCACTTGCTGCACTCTCTAATCAAAATACACCAGAGGGTATTAACGCTCGTAAGATGTTCCATGCGATGGCTCCACAGGCTATGTCTACTAAGCACAAAGATGAAATGCTTAGAGACACACAGGCAGGTCTTGCAGCTGCAGCAATACCTAAACCAAAAAAGAAAAAAGTTGTAGCAGAATCAACCACCACAGCTGACGTTGCTGGAATCATAGATAACGACGGTGGATTTGATGCTATGCCTGATGATGTAAATGCTGGTTTTGCAGATATGGTTAATAATATGGCTGATATGAGTGCTATGAAATTCGATCAGACATATGACCCAGAAGCTCGTTCTTCAAGTAAAATAGAAAAAAGCATAAAATCTCTTATCAATAAAGGTAAATCTTCAGTTAGAAGTGGTCCTCCGGCACCATTCAGAAAGAAGAAAAAGGACTAAGATACTAAATTAACTAAATATATCTGTCAGTGTGATAAGGCTACGGCAGACTCACTACTTCTAATGGAACCCAAGGGAAACTCCATGAACAAAGACGATATGAATCCTCAGCTAAATCTTGAGCAGTCTGCCGTAGACCTGCTTGACAACAAGGCCAAGCTATCACTCTATAAGAAATCGTCAGAATCTGGCATACCAATTAACGTCCTGGAAGAAGTCTTCATGAGAGGCTATGCTTCCTGGGACGGTAATTTCTCCAGAAATCCTATTCAAGTTGCATTTAATCGTGTAAACTCGTTTATAGCGGGTGGCTATGCATCACAGTTAGATGAAGATCTAAAAGAAGCATGCTGGAAAGGTTATGACCAGTATGGTATGAAAATGAAGAACGGTAAGAAAGTTCCTAACTGTGTACCCGTTAAAGAGGGCATCGTAGAAAATCCAATGAAGAAACCAGAACTTCCTGGTCTTGCTAAGAAAACAGCACAGGGTCTGGCTAATATTGGCAATAAAGGCATCGGTCAACGTATTGCTGCTGGTATAGGTAAGAACGCTCCGCAGCCTATTCAAAACATGAAAAATCCTATGAAAGAAGAGTCTGTTGATTCAGAAGAGAATGTCGATGAAGGCGTAAAGGATACAGCCAAGAAAGTCGCTCGCACTCTTGGAACTGTCGCTGCATTAGCATCTCCTCATGCTGGTAAAGTGTATGACGTAGCCACAACTACTGGTCTTCATGCGCATGATGCTCCAAGAGCAGCATTAACTGCACTAACATATGCTCATCCAACTTCTGCAGCCCTTTCTGCTGCACCAGCTATATTCAGTTCTGATAAACTGAACTCAAAAGAAAACGAGTTCGATCGTCAAAAGAAATATGCTGCAAAGAAATCAGTAAAAGAAGAAAGTAAGTTGCTTAATAAACCAACTCTTTCAGCAGCTGAAATTGCTAAGAAATTTGATGTTCCTGTTTCAAAAGTTGATAAGTCAATTAAACAGGGAACTAAGGTAGAAAGAGAACACACTAAATCTGCTGGTCTTGCCAAAGAGATCGCAAGAGATCATCTTGGCGAACGTCCTGATTATTATAAGAAACTCGCTAATATGGAAAAGAGCCCAGTAAGAGAAGAAGAAGTTCCAACTACTAAGAGAAGACTTCTTGATGGTACCAAGGCTCGTGCTGATTGGTTGAAAAAATCAACTCCTGGTCAGACCACTTCGGTTATTAAGAAAGTTGTAAAGGATTCTATTAAAAATGTATAAGTCATTAGAACATACAATCAGAAATGTTGTTGAAGAAACTGAACATCGTGTTGGTGTTACTGTCTCTGATCCTAATCACCCTATGGCATCAAAGAGAGACGAAACTATTCTGAAACATGTTCGTCTAAAAGCAAAGAATTCTGCTCATGCTGAAGAAAGAGCAAAAGCATATTATCGTAAGAAAGGTTATAAGGTTCATGACACAAATGTTGTGAACGAAGACATCGGCAACACTGATAAGTTCGTTGGTAACAACCAGACTGATAAGCCAGTTCCTGTTATCAAGCCAGATGCAACACAAGATGCCAAAAGAGCTTCATTATCAAGAGCAAACGCCAAGGAACGTACTTCACAGACTATTGGAAATAATGTTGAAGAAGCAGTTCCACATAGTGTGTATCATGTTTCATGGGGACCAGGTGTTGAACATGAAGTGCTTGCAAAACATGGTGATGATGCTATCGCCAAAGCAAAGGCTCATCTAATCAACAAGATTCCAAAACTTAAAGATCCGAAGTATGCCGATACATTCGTTAAGAAACCAGTAGTTCATAATATTTCAAAAGAACGTAAGTTGCAAGAAGGCGCTCTTGATGCTGCTGATACAGCCGCTGAATATCTCGTTCCTTATTACTCAGCTGGTAAGAAGTTATATAAAGGTGACCGTGCTGGCGCTGCTCAGGACGCTGCTATCGACACTGCACTTCTGGCCACAACTGGTGGAGTAGGTAAAGTTCTTGGTGGTGCTGCACGTGCAGGTTCAAAATTACTTGGCCGTTCTGCTGTAAAGGCAGGAGAGAAAGCAGCGGTAACTGGTGCTGAAAAAGCAGCTATTGGTGGCGTAGAGAAAGCTGGTGTATCGTCTCTTGAGAAAGATGCAGCTAAAGTTGGTGCTTCTGATCTTGAAAAAGGCGCTGTGAAAACTGCTGCAGTTGATGCCGAAAAAGGAGCCATGAAAACTGCTGGTAGAATTGGCGCTGCTGATGTTG